ATGAGAATTTTACTCGGCGTATATTTTTAAGGGGGGGGGTATAAATAACGAGATATGGAAATAGCACACAAAGGCAACGGAACAGATCTGATTAAAGAAATCCCTAAACCCGGGACGTATTTAGATAGCAAGGCAAAATCGCATTATAAGCGAATTGCGAAAATATTAATCGCTGCCAATTCTTTGAAGCGCGTTCATATTCCTGCTTTAGAAGTAATGGCCGAAAACTTCTCACAATGGGAATGGGCATTGAGAGAAATTAAGAAGAAAAACAAAATAAAAATGGGCACCGGCTATCGGCAGAAATACGAATCTGGTGCCGAAAATATTTCGGTAGAGCTCACCATAAAACGGGATGCCGAAAAAGCAATAATGCAATGCTTTAAGCAATTCGGTTTAGATCCACGCAGCGAGAAAGAATTAAAGCAAGAAGTAGACCCAGGACAGGGCGATTTATTTGAAGGTTTTAAAAATAGAAAACAAAGCTAAATTTTGAAATTAACCAAAGAAATAACAAACAGCATCCCTTTTCAATACGCCTACCAGGTTCGTGATAGCAAAATCATTACCGGTAATCGTATAAAGCAGGCAGTGGCGCGTTTCTTCAGTTGGATAGCAACCGCAGAAAAGGACGGCTACCACCTGGACCACAACGCCGGGATGCATATTATAGATTTCTTTGAGCTTTTCCTTACGCATACCAAAGGCCCTAAAGCCTCCAATAAAGAGCCATTTGTTTTATCTCCCTACCAGCAATTTGAGATTTACAATGTAATGGCCTGGAAAGATGCGAAAGACAACCGCCGCATAAAAACTGTGTACGTAAAAGAAGCCCGTAAAGGTGGGAAAACGGCAAAACTTGCAGGCGTGGGAAACTATTTCTTAACCTTCGACGATGAATCTTCGCCCGAAATTTATGCCGCCGCCACAAAAGAAGCCCAGGCCAAGATCGTTTGGGAGCAGGCTTACGATTTTGTCCTGCAATCCCTGCCACTTCGAAGAATAGGCGTTAAAAATACCCAGCGAGAAATAAGGTTTGCGCGGGAAATGGGGAAATTCCGCTTTTTGGGTGGCGATTCTAAAACGCAAGATGGGCTTAACCCTTCGCTGGCCATTATAGACGAATATCACGCCCATAAAGACGATGGCGTTCGCGAGGTTTTAGAATCTGCGATGGGTGCGCGAAGAAATCCGCTGCTGTATATTATCACCACCGCTGGTTTCAATATGCAATCGGTTTGTAAAGCGGCCGAAGATGTTTATATCGATATCCTGGACGGTCACAAAAAAGACGATCACACGTTTATTATGATACACGACCTGGACGATGGCGATAACTGGGAAGATTCTGCAAACTGGTTTAAGGCTAATCCTAACCTGGGGGTTTCGGTTTCTATGGAATATCTTAAAGGAGAATACACCAAGGCTGTAAACCAGCCTTCAAAAATACCCAACTTTAAGACTAAGCACTTGAATATGTGGGTAGATGCGGCCGAAGTTCGAATTCCTTCCGAAACCTGGGCAAAATCTTCCGGTAAAATTAAACTGAAAAACTTTATCGAATTGGGCTGCGCAGCTGCGTTCGATTTAAGTAGCACCATAGATCTTACTTCGCTCGTTTTTGTTAGCAATGCAGATGAAAATGGTTTTCGAGATATTTTACCCATTAATTTCTGCCCTTTAGAAACGGTAGATCACCGCAGTAAAGAAGATCGCGTTCCATACCGATATTGGAAAGATTTAAAACTAGCCGATTATATAGATTTTAGCGGTACCGAGTTAGAAAACGAAGATTTCTGGAAGAAACAAACCGTATTAACGGCTACCGAAGGCAACCAGATAGATTACAGCGTGGTGCGTACTTATATCGCCTATTTATGGGATATTTTAAAACCAAAATGGTATGAATACGATCCCTGGAAGGCTACCGAGCTTGTGCAATATCTGCAGAAAAACGGGGTAGAAGTGCATCCATTTCCGCAAACTATTACGCATTTCTCTTTTCCTACCACCGAGTTTGAGACCCTGGCCCATAGTGGCAGGTTTAGGCACGGCGGGCACCCGGTTTTATCCTGGATGCTTTCCGGCTGCGTTGCAAAACAAGACCCAAACGAGAATTTGCGATACGATAAAAGCAAAAGTACCAAACGTATAGATGGCATTATAGCCACTATTATGGCGTTGGCCGGGACCATTACGGAAGAGGATGGCAACGAGAGCAAGTACAATAACAATAACGAAGAAATTTATGTTTAACCAATTAACTTTTAAATTATGAGAAAAAACAAAACAGTACAAGTAGGCGAAGTCTTAACTGGCGATTTTCAGGAAAAAACCTTGACATTCCAGATGCAAGAAGGTTTTTATATACGAGGTGGCACCTACGCTTTAGTGAAATTAGAAGATTTTAAAGAGCTAAAAAGCGCGTTGACAAGCTGTAAAATGGCTATGCAAGCGCATCCCGATTGTGACGAAGATTCAGAGTTCGAAGATTTTGTTTCTAAAGCCGCGGTAATACTTAATGAAATCAATAATTAATCCACCAATTAACCTAAAAATTATGAAAACAATCACCAACTATTTCAACACCAATCAATTAATCGCCTGCTCGCTGGTATTAGCTATAGCCTTTGTGGGGATCGCATACGAAATTTTAAAAACTATTTAAATGAAGAAAAAGTTTTCAGCAACGAGACAAAGAGGCAAGATAAAGCATTGTATTCAGGCTCAGGTTTTTAATAATGAAACAGGCTTGAGCGTATGTAGTTTTAATTCCACAGAAAATTCGGCTACAGCTACCAACTATGCAATAACAACCGCAAAAGCCTTGAATAAAGAATTCGATAATTTATAAATGATTAAAAATTATGAGCCGCCATTACTTCACCACTTCCGAAGAAAAATATCTGAAAAATAATTTCAGTAAAGTTTCTTCTAAGCAAATAGCCCTAGAGTTGGGGTGCAGCAAAAGCAAAGTTTTAGATTATTTTAAACGGAATAATTTTAAAATGAGCGAAGACCAGGTGAATAGCCTTAGAAATCACGGAAATACGGGCCGCACCACCTTCACCCCCAAAATGGATGCGTTTTTAATAGAAAATTACTTAAAAATGCCGGTAAAACCATTGGGAAAAGAAATAGGTAAATCGGGCACCGGGGTAATGATAAGGCTTCGCCAACTCGGTTTAAAAATTCCTAAAGAAATTAGGGAATCCCGCAAAAAGATAGGCCAAAGAAAACCGGGGCAGGTTCCCGGTAATAAAGGCAAGAAAATGACCGACTATCTCACGCCCGAAAAAATTGAGAATGTAAAAAAAAACCAATTTAAAAAAGGGCATAAACCGCATAACACCGCAAAGGGCAACGGCGAAATTCGTATTAGAAAAGATAGCCTATCGGGCATTTCTTACAAATACATTCGCGTGGCCCTGGGAGAATGGGAATTATTAAGCCGGGTAACCTGGCAGCAACACCGGGGAGAAATCCCGCCCCTACACGTAATTAGGTTTAAAAATAGCGATAGCCTGGATTGCCGCATAGAGAATTTAGAATGCATATCTATGGCAAAAAACTTAAACCTTAACTGGCACCAATACCCATTAACACTAAGAAAAGTAATAAGATTAACCCGAAAAATAGAAAAAGAATTATGAGCAATTTAAACGATTTAACCACCGCACTTTTCGAAACCTTAAACGACGTGCGAACCGATAAAATAGACCGCGAAAAAGCAGAAAGTATTGTGAGAATATCCAATACGCTTATTAATAACGGCAAGTTACAACTGGCAGCCGCCAAATTTATGAATGCCGAAAAAACTCCTGAATTCTTCGGACTTTCAGAAGATAATTTTAATCCTCAAAAGGCAATAGCGGTTAAAAAGCAAGATCACCAGGATAAAAAAATATTTGCACAAAATTTAGGTTTTGAAACTGTAGAGCAAGCGCGAGGTAAAATGGGAAATACAAAATTTGAAGAAAAGTTTAAAAACGGCCACCAATAAAACCGGGTAAAAAAATGAATCAAATTCAGGAATTACAATACGAAAATAACTTATTACGCAAATTGGGGACCCGCCAAGGCTTTTTTCAGCATTATTTCGAGCAGTTACCTAAACACCGCACCATGCCCGAATGTTTTAACGCAATTAACGACACCTATTGCGACCTATTTGGCGAATGGCGCTTCGAGAGCTACTATAGTTTTAGACGCAGCCTGGAGTATCACCGTAAAAAAAATAAGTAAATGAATAGAAATATAGTAACCACAATTTTAGTATTAGGGCTCTTTGTGTTTCCGCTGGGCACCAGTTGGCTATTAGATCTCCCGTGGATTTATCAAAATTGGTCCCGCCGGGCCATAATTTACCTACTAATGCTCTTTGAAATCGTAGCCCTGGTAGTAATGCTGAAAAATCATTTTAAAAATACAAATATTTAAAAAGAAGGCGCCGCAGAATTTGTCAGATTCTAATTAAGGCGAATTCGCCACAATTAAAAAGTATTAAACATCAAACAAAATGAAAGATCAAACACAAGAAATATTATCTGAAATAGCATCAAAGCTGGGAACAACCGCGGAATATTTATGGGCTGTTTTATTTTATTGTGGGTAACGGTACTTGTATAAGGTGTGTAGCCTTGACAAGCGACTAATTAAGCAAATGAGCAAAAACTTAAATAAAAACAATAACTAATTAAATATTAACCAAGTGGCTATACGCTTTATACGGTGTTACCCACAGTACGGATTATTAAAACTAAAAACATAAATATAATGAAAAATTTAAACACAAAACAAGAGTATTTAGGCGAAGTTAAATTACCAAACCCTGAATTTGGGGACTTAAAACTAAATGTATTTCCAATAAAACACAATGGAAATAGGATTAGTTTACCAAAACAATTTAAAGAATATGAAAACTCTTTAAATGAAATAATGCAGAAAATACCAGTACAAGAAAAAGCAACCGAGCATTATATAACCATTGACTCTAAGTTTTTCACTACTAAAGATTTTTTAAGACGTGAAGGTATACATATTGATGGGAATTTTTGTGCTGACCCAAACTTTAAAGGAAGTACTTGGGGTGGAACTACGACAACTTGGGGCGGTACACATTGTACACCTGAACTAAAAATAAGAACTAATTGGGTTTCTGAACACGATATAAAAATACCTATTGGTAAATATGTAAGTGATGATTTAGGTGGTTTGATAGTGGTTTCAAATGAAGTAGGATGTAAAGGGTGGAAAGGTAAATTTAATGGGCTAATTGGCAATGAAGGTGATTTTTCAAGTATGGAAAGCCAATTAAATAATGAAAATGAATTTATATGTGGTAAAGATGAAGTTTGGTTAATGAGTAGCAATACACCTCACGAAACATTAATGATAGACCAAGGTAAGAGAAGAACATTTATGAGAATTACATTAGCACATAATTACGATAACACCCAAATATTTCAATTGGAAGCAGTAGCGTAGTATTGTGGGTAACGCTCACGAATAACAGTAGTGCCTTTTACCACCTAACACCTTAGAAAAAATAAATATAAACCGCTTTTAAATAACTAAATTATGAAATTTAATAAAAAATACTT